TCCTGGTGATCCGGTGACGGATCCCGAAACGGGCAACGTAACGCCCGGCTCGACGTTCGTCTACTCCGGCCCGTGCAAGGTGCAGCAAACCATTTCGCAGGCGTCGAACCCGAACGCTGGCGGTCATGCGTTTACGGTGCAGGATTCGCGGGTTGATTTCCCGGTTGCGGCTGGTCCGTTGCTGGTGGATGACGTTGTTACGATCACGGCTTCGGTGCTGGATCCGCAGCTTGTGGGTTCCGAGTTCCGGGTCATTGAGCTGTTCCATAAGTCCTTTGCGACTGCCCAGCGGACAAGGGTTTCTGAGGTGGTCGCGTGAGTGACGGAAGCGCTGAGCTTCGCCGGCTCGCTACGAACCTTGGGCGCGTGGCTGGGTCTGCTGTCAAGGATGTTGATGAGGTCCTGAAGAAGGGCGTTCAGAACATCAAGACGGAGATGCAGGCGGACGTGTCCGGCTCGGCTCACTTCAAGGGCATGGCGGGTTCGATTAGTTACGAGTCGTTCTATCTGCCTGGCCGGGCCCGCTGGATCGTCGGCCCGGACAAGTCCCGTCGCGGCGGCGCTCTCGGCAACATCTACTATTTCGGCACTAGCCGTGGTGGCGGGTCTGGTGACATTGATAAGCCGTTGCGTTCTGAGGAGCCGCGGACGATGTCGGCGCTTGAGGCGTTGGCGGCTAGATGGGCGGGTCAGTTATGACGGGTGATGCTCTTGCTGCCGGGTTCGAGGCGCTGATTACTGGCGTGACGGTCTACAAGGACCGCGTGCCAGCGACCCCTTCGTTTCCGTACGTGTTTGTGGTGACGAACTTCCCGACTGTTGCTGAGCGATCCTTGGCGCGGTCGGTGTCTGCTCGTGTGCTGCGGTCGCGTACTCAGGTTGTGGGGCTCACGGCTTCGTCGGTTCGGATTGTGGCGCAGAAGCTCACGGACGCTTTGGAGGGCAACCGCCCCGAGGTTCCTGGCTGGGTTCTCGGCGCTATCGAGTCGGTCGGCAACGATCAGCCGCTGTTGCCGGATGAGGACGTGACTATCAACGGTCAGCATCCCCTCTACCAGCCCTTTGACTGGGTCCTGACGGGCTCCCAAAGCTAACAACCAAGCCCCGCACTCCGGGGCTTTTTCTATGCCCTAGGAGGCCCCTTGTTTATCAGGGTGAAAGACAAAGATTCCGGTCACGAGTTCGACGTGCCGGAGACAGACTGGCGGATTGCTGAAGGTATCTTCACGCCCGTCAAGAGTGACCGCTACCCCGCTGTGGACCGGCCTCGACCCCCGAAGCACAACATACAGCCCATTCGGGCGCCCAAGAAAGAGGAAAGCTAAATGGCTGTAGACATCCCGTCGACACCGGCTGACGGTAACGTTCTCGTCAAGCTCGTCGCTGCTATCGCGGACACGTCCGCACCCAAGGTCGCTACCGAGCTGAACGCTGCTGGCTCGGTTGACATCTCCTGCTACCTGACCGGCGGCGGCTACAAGCCTTCCCTGTCTGAGCAGGTCATCACGGATGAGCGTCTTTGCACGACTCAGACGTATGAGCAGAAGGGCCGCTCGCAGCGTGGCCTCGAGGTCGAGTACATCGACAACACGAACTCCCCGAACTCGACCACGTTCAACAAGGCCAAGGACACTCTCGTTCCGGGCACTGCTCAGTTCCTGGTGGTCCGTACCGGCCTGCCGTACACGACCGCTCTTGCTGCTGGCCAGAAGGTGACGGTTTACCCGATCACCCCGGGCGAGTACAACGAGATGCCCCCGGAAGCGAACAGTGTCCTGAAGCTTGGGCAAAAATTGTTCGTTACCGGTCAGGTGAAGATCAGCGCCGTTACCGTCGCTTAGTCTCACCGCTTGATACCCCTGTTCGCCCGTGTGTTGTGGGACCGCGGGCGAACAGGTCAAGTCCCACTTGTCCCGCTAGAAGACTTTGGAGATATCTGATGGCTCTTGTTGTGAAGCGTCCTGAGACGCGTGTTCTGTTTTGCTTGGATGGCGATTTGAAGGCGGCGCATGAGGCGGCGGAGGCTGAGTTCAATGTTGCCCGTTCGCAGTCGTTGGCTGATGCCCGGCTGAACGACCCGGCTAAGGGCTTGGCTAAGAAGGTCAATGACCTTGAGGAAGAGATGAAGGCGGCTACGGTTTCGTTCCTGGTCCGCGGGATGCGGCGGGGCGACTGGAACGACCTTGTGGCAGCGCATGCCCCGCGTGAGGGTAACGCGCTGGATAAGTCGTACGGCTTCAACGTTGAGGCCCTGATGAAGCTGGCTGTGCCGAAGTCTATTGCCGGGGTTGAGAACCATGCCGGCGAGTCCCTGCCGTTCGTTGTCGCTGATGAGTGGGATGCACTCGCGGATGACATGACCGATTCACAGTACGAGGATTTCGTCCTCGCTACCCTGCGTGTGAATAAGGGGCGGAACGAGGTCCCTTTTTCGCTCAGCGCCTTCAGGATGATCCAGGACTCAGATCAGACGTAGAGACGGCGCACGCTCTCGGTATTTCGTTGAAGCGGTTCCATGGGTGGGAACCTGCGACGGCGTATGAGTATGAGGCGGGGCGGCTTGTGTTGTCCCGGCCTGAGCCTGAGTGGGATGAGGCTGAGCAGACGGTGATGCTTGCGTTGCAGGCTTACCGGGGCTCGTTGTGCCCGTTGTGTGGTGGCCCGTTGTCGGTGTGCACGAACCCTGAGAACGAGTTGAAGTTCAAGGGCGGTTTGCCGATCCGCTGCCACGCCACGACGGCGCGGGCTATCGCGATGGAGCCCTACAAGGACCAGCCGAACAACTCGGCGCTGATGATCGCGCCGGTTCTCGCCGACTAGGTCCGGTCAGCGTCGCGCTGGGCTATCCCAACAATGAGGGCGATGAGCCCGCCGAAGAACAGTAGGGCGGCGACAGCAGTGAATGATCCCGAGAATACGGCGAACAGTACGCCGATGATCATCGCCAGTCCGCCTAGCTGCTTAGCTACGTAACCCTTCTTCGGCGCCTTACGCGGCGCTGTCTCGTTTGTCATGCCGCGATTCTAGCGGGTTGTCCAGGAAATTAACACAGGAGGCCCCTAAGTGGCGGACAGATCAATAAGCATCGCCCTTGAGGCGAAGGTCCAGGGCTTTGTCTCGGGGATGCGTACGGCGCAGCAGGCGACAACTGACTTCGCTGATCGTACCGCTTCGTTCGCTCGCGAGAATGAGCAGCATCTGGACCGCGTTGGCAAGGCGTCGATGGTCATGGGTGGGGCGCTCCTCGCCGGCGTTGCCTTGGCGGTTAACTCTTTTATGGAGTTCGATTCGGCGATGTCTGATGTTCAGGCTTCCACGCATGAGACGTCCGCGAACATGGACCTCCTGCGCGAGGCAGCTGTCAATGCCGGCGCGGATACGGCGTTCTCCGCGAAGGAAGCCGCTGGGGGTATTGATGAACTAGCGAAGGCTGGCGTATCCACTAAAGACATTCTTGGCGGCGGGCTGACGGGCGCACTGTCCCTGGCTGCCGCCGGATCACTGGGCGTTGCTGACGCTGCCGAAATCGCCGCTACCGCGCTTACTCAGTTTAAGCTGTCCGGCGATAAGGTGCCCCACCTTGCGGACCTCTTGGCGGCGGGCGCTGGCAAGGCTCAAGGCTCGGTTGCGGATATGGGCGCGGCGCTGAAGCAGTCTGGACTTGTTGCAGCGTCTACGGGCCTGACCATTGAGGAAACCACGGGCGGCCTCGCGGCGTTTGCGTCTGCCGGCCTGATCGGCTCTGATGCTGGAACGTCGTTCAAGTCGATGTTGCAGCGGCTCACCCCGCAGTCGCTAGAGGCTAAGAACAAAATGACCGAGCTGGGCATCAGCGCCTACGATGCACAGGGCAACTTCATCGGCCTCTCTAAGTTCTCCGAGAACCTGAAGACCTCGATGCAGGACCTGACGCCCGAGGCGCGCAATGCGGCCATGGGCGTCATGTTTGGGTCAGACGCCGTGCGCGCAGCCAACGTGCTCTACGAGCAGGGCGGCGCGGGCATCTCCGACTGGACCGACAAGGTCAACGACGCTGGCTACGCGGCGGTCACTGCCTCAATCAAGCAGGACAACCTGGCTGGCGATATTGAGAAGCTGGGCGGCTCGTTCGATTCGGTCCTCATCAAGGGCGGTTCCGGCGTGGCTGAGGCCATGCGCGGGCTTGTGCAGGGCGCTGAGGACATGGTTGATGCGTTCGGGAAGATCCCCACACCGATCCTGAATGCCGGGATTGGCATGGCGGGCATGGCTGGCGCCGCGTTGCTTGTCGGCGGTGCAGTCATTACTACCGTCCCTAAGTTCCTCGAGTTCAAGGATTCGATGGAAAAGATTGCCCCGGCAGGGTCCAAGGCTGGTGACGGGATCCGCAAGGTTGGCAAGGCTGCCGGTATTGCGCTTGCCGCCGTGGTGGCTTTGCAGATCGCCGCCGCAATCTTTACCGAGAAGCACACCAAGTCCGCCGAGGATTACGGGCAGGCGCTGCTTAAGGTCGGCAAGGCCGCGGGGACGGTTGACACTTCCGGGCTCGATTCGATCATGGGTAAATTCGATTCGTTCGCCGGGACGCCGGTAAGCAACATCGACAACATGGCTGATGCTGTGGCGCGGCTTACGCATCAGAACTTTGATGATGCTGGCAACAAGTTCTTCGAGGGGTTCACTAACTTTATCGGCCTGCCGAAGGGCGAGATTGGGCAGCTTGAGGATCGGCTCAGGGGTCTTGGTGACGAGATGGGAAACCTGGCTAAGAATGGCGCTGGGGAAACCGCGGCTAAGTCTTTCCAAGCTCTGACGAAAGAGTTTGAGAAGAATGGCAAGGGCGCGAAGGAAGCGCTCGAAGCACTGCCAGGCTATAAGGATGCCCTCATGGGCCTCGCGACCCAGGCGGGCGTGACGCTTTCGGAGCAGGATTTGCTCGACTTTGCGATGGGTAAGATCCCGGCGTCCATGCAGGGCGCCGCGACCGCTACGGAAACGTACACGAC